CAATTGCATGTAGTATTTCATGAATTAAAGTATTAGCATGAGAAACTCCTGTTTCTTCTGCAGTGTAACCTATTACACCTTCTTTAGCAAAAAACTGTCCTTGTGCTTCATTTGCACTAGCTACAGTTTGTTTCCATTCTTCTAACTTATATTCTCTATAACCTATTTTAATTTTATCTGGTCGTTGCATTAATATCCAAATACTCTATCTGCCGGTTTAAATTTTTCTTTTTCTGTATATCTATTTGCATCATAACTTTTAGGATGTACAGTTCTACTCATAACGCCATATCGAAGTGCATCATAAGCATGGTCTTCTGCGTGTGTGTCTACATCTTCTGGATTGTTTTTATCCACTGGTAACATAGGCATTGTTCTAACAAGATTAGTACAATTAGAAAAAACTTTTAATTTAGGTTGACCTGTATCTAAATCTTTAGTTAACAATCTATGTAATTCTAATTTACCTGCTACTCTACTTCTTGGTGACCTATCTGATGGCCTCCATCTACAACCTTCTCTAATCATTGTCTCTGCAATACTAGGGCCGGCATCCCCTCGCTTTGCCCAAGTTGAAGAGTCCAAGATTCCATATCGAATATATTCGTTGTGTTCTTTTTCCATGACTTGTCTGGCAAATACATCTGCTGTAACTCGTTGGGTATAATGTTCTCTGTATACCCAGAAATTGTTATCGAAGTCAACTGCAATCCAAAGAACGCAAGCCGCAGATGAATAGCCCCAGTCACATGTTCTGAATTTGAGCCAGTTACTGGGAATGTCAAAAGGCTGAACAACATGGACAGACATATCAAATTCCGGAAACGCCGAATTTTCAAATGCACTCCAGTCTCCTTCTAAAAATTGTTTTCTTTGAACTTCTGGTAAAGATGATAACATAATCATGTAATCATCCGTTTGCATTAGATACGGATTATCTTGTAACTTAGCCGGTATAAATCTTCTTGTTATAGATTTTCTACCTGCTATTGTGTCAATATGCACGTCAAAGGCTTTATTTGGTTCACTAGGGTCTACAAACATTTCTTTAACCCATAACGAACCTACGTTACCCGGATTGCCTGTAGCTCTCATATATACAGGAATATCTGGGTCTACACTTCTTAGGGAGGAACGTAAGAAATTGTAAATTTCTGGAGTAGGATATTGAGGTAACTCATCTATACCTATCCATGTGTATGATTGACCTTGGTAACGAAGAACATCAGTTAAGTTTTCTGCGTAACCAAATTCAATTCTAGCACCAGATGGAAATCGCCATTCTTTTTCTTGCTCTCTCCATTTAGCACCGGGATATGCTTGACCATATAAACGTTGAGAATGATTAATCATATCTCTAAGTTCTGGCATTGAACGTCTAATTAACAATGCTCTATGATGTGCTTTATCACAATACCTAAGTGGGTCAATTAACATAGCGTAGGATTTACCTCCGCCTCTTGCTCCACCATAAAATACTTCTCTTTCTGGTGCGGCTAGAAACTGTGTTTGTGGCCCATCATTAGGTTGAAATATTATATTTTCTTCTACATGTTCTTGAACATTTGGAGGAAGTGTATCTACTTCCTTATCTGTCATAACTGCAGAATCTTTTCCTTTTAGTGCATCATCTGTTTTAAGAATTTGCTCTTTTCTTTTTTTAGCATTATGCAAATCATTAGTAGCTTTTTTAATTTTATCATCTTGTCTTTTGATGACTCTCTTAGCCGCTTGCTTTGCTTTAGTTGCTACACTAAAATGTTTTTTTTCTTGTTCTACTCCTCGTTTTCTTCCGAGGTTTTGTTTTGGTTTAGGTGGTGGGATGTCCATCTTTTATCTATAATTTTTCTTAGTCCAGTATGTGTAATAGAACGACCTGTTTTTAAACTTAGCCATCTTGCTACTTCACGATAGGAACAATTATTTAAATATTCTTTTGCTTCTTCTAAAGCATCCAGTTCTTCTTGTACTGGTTGAATATAATTTGTATCGTCTGCTAGTTTATATCCAAAAGGTATTACTCTAGCTTTTCTTTTAATTGGTTCCATCTTTAGCAGGTAAAATAAATATACCATGAGCTACTTGTCCAGTTATATCTATCTTATCTTTTTTAACAAGTCCTACTCTATCTAGTATTTGTTTTGCCGCTTCCATTCTAATATTAACACCGGGAGTTTTACCATCTTCATCTAATGCATCAACTAATCCTTTTACAGCTTTAGCTGAGTTAAGTGCAAGAGAATATTCTGCTCTCTCTAGTATTTCTTCTTTTAATGCTTTAACTACTTTAGGATATGAATTTTGTGCGTATCCTGCAATCTCTCCTGCTTTCTTTGGACTGCCTTCTGCTTCTCCAAATAGTGCAGTAAGAAAAGTTTGTTGTTGTTCTGTTAATTCTCTATTTTCTTTTTTTGTTGGTAACATTCCATCCTTTTCCAAACATAAAATCAGATAACTCCATAAAAGATTGTCCTAACCCATAAGGGTCTATAATCTTAGAGCCAACGTCTTCTTTGTTTACTTTTTTCTCTTTTTTCTTTTGACCAGTCTGGTGTTTTGATTGTCTTATCTTCTTCACGTTGTTTATAACCTCTTTCTGCTGATTCTAATATTGTTTCTCTTATTTTATCTTCCTTTCCACCCACATCTGATATAACAGATAAGTTAGGAGCAGATATAACTCTTCTAACAAAAGGAGTACGACATGGAATGTTTCTTTTACTAATAGGTAAAAGTTCTTCAAAACGTTCTCCTGTTTTAATATTTTCATATTCGTATAATGGCATTAGTTATTATGTTCGCAGTTACCACAATCACATTGGCCACCACAACAAGAACCTCCATTACTACAATGACATTCATGTCCACATGTATTACAAATAGGCATTATAATCTACTAGAAACCTTTTTAATAGTTTTTTTCATTTTCATTTTTTTCTGCATTGCTAAATCTTTAGCATATCTTATATCTAAAGTTTTTGGATAACCTTTTGATTGTCCTGCAAATAATGCACCATCTTTTCTTGGTTTGTTTTTATTTTTTTTATTAGCCATTATTTTCTACCTCTAGATAATTTTTCTAGTTTTTTCTGTAATGCTTTTATTTCTTTTTTAACATTAGCAATAGGGCCTGCTGTTCTCATTTGTACAACAGTCATTCCACTTCTTGCCGCATCTCTTACATCAGCTCTGTTTTTATCAAATTGTTTTTCTTTAAAAGATTTAGATTTAGTGTTTTGCCCACCACCTTTACCTTTGTATCCTTTTACAGAACTATAGTATGACTTAGCCGCATCTTTTTTTAATTTATCTTTTTGGCGTTTACGTCTATCAGCTTCTGCTTTTTTAATAGCATCATCTTTTTTCTTTTTTGAATTTTTTTTAATTTCTGGCATTATGATTTCTTATGTCTTTGGCAAAAATTAGATGCCGCTTCAACTGACCCAAAACCCCACGCTTTGAGTGCTAGTGCCTTCCTTGTTGGCCTTCCTTTAGAATCTTTCATAGGCCCTTTCATTCCTGCAAATCTACAAGCAAAAGAAACTCTACGAGGATTAACTCCCGATTTTACTGGTGATTTTAAATTGCCACCATCTTTTTTTTCAAAATGTTTTCTACCTTTTTCATTTAATCCACCTTTAGGATTTTGAAATTTTTTAGCAACCATTATCCTCTCGCTATTTTTTTAGCTTTTGCAGATAAATCTTTAAAGTGAAATAATTTTTTAGAATTAGCTGTATGGGTTTTACCACTATGTAATGTACCATTAGCCATTTTGTGCGTAGCACCTTTAAATTCTTTTCCGTCTTTTGTATAATGTTTTACGCCTTTCATGAAAATCTCCTATATGATGCGGTTTTTTTTGCTATACTCTTTGGTTGTTTTGCTACTTGCTTTCCTGCTTTCTTGGCTTTTCTTTTAGCCTTAGTAGTAGCGGCATATTCTGAAGAAGAGAGAGCTTTAATTGCTTTTTCTGGAAGGTATCTCTCTCCAGTAACAGAACTCTTTTTACCGCTCTTGGTTCTCCACTTTTGTTTTCCCCAAGCTTTAAGCGAGCGTTGACTTTTTGCTAGTGCCATTTTTCTTTTTCTTTTTCTTTTTTGCTAGTAATTTAAAATCACCTTTGTCAATCTTTTTATTTTTATTTAAATCTAATTTTTTTTGATTACCTTTTAGCATTACTTATATCCTCCACCTGCTTTTTTATAAGCCTTTGCTAGTGCTTGGGCTTTTCTCGCTGACCATTTACCTGCCGCCGTTCCGTGACTAGCTTGAGCTTTAATTCTATTAAAGATAGCTTTACGTTTTGTAGGCTGTGTATAATTACCGGCTTTATTAACTGTAGATTTTTTTTTCATTATGAATACTTATATTTTTTACCGGCAGACTTAGTTCTCGGGAAGGAACGATTTTTGCTTGCTGATTTGACTGATAGATTGCTACGTTTATTATTCATAGCATTTCCGTCTCTGTGGTCGACGTCTTTACCATCGCCACGTTTTACTAAGCCTGCCTTTATTGCTACACGTCTAGCTTTATTACGCATAGCCCTCTTCTTTTTACGAAGAGGTGAGTCGTTACTGTTCTCTTGTTTGTAATTACGTTTATAATTAACAGAACTAGGCATACATAGATTTAGACTTCTTGGCTTTCTTAGCCGCTCCCATCTTCATCGTGCCAGATTTAGCTTTAGCTGTACCACCTTTGCCCATTTTCTTCTTCATACCCATCATTTTCTTTGCAGGTTTTTTACCCATTTTGCCGTACATAGTAGTTTCCTCCCTATATTATGTTTTTTATTAGTTTTTTAATAAAATAATAGTCTCCTATTTGACTATTACGAAACTTGTGAAACTTTTTAAAGTGTTTTCTTAGATTTTCTTTGTGTTTTTCTTTATCTTCTACAGATGATGCACTATAATATTCTTGACTTGTTTTAATTATCTCTTGTTTTAAGCTGAGCAGGCTAGACATTCTTCTTCATCCGTGGTTTCCACGTATTTTACTGATTTTTTCAGCCTCTCATTCTCTGCACGGAGCATAATTCTATCTTCATACGCCTTATCTAGCTTAGAATATAGATATTCTACATCTCTTTGTAGGTGTTTTACGTTATCTGTTAGTTCTGTAATCATTTCATTTGTTGTCATTATGTTCTCCGCTAGGTAAATTGTGAATAGGGGTACCTCAAGAGAGCATTTGTTCTCCATTGGTAGCAATTAGTTGTGGAACTCGTATTTGTATAGTGGTGAGTTCCCCTCCCACCAATGGAATTATGTATCTTCTATGGCGTATAGCCTTAATTAGGTATTAAAGCGTGTGTGCTATTTTGCCTAATAAAAAATACATGCTCCCTATTATAGTACTTTACACATATCTGTCAACTATTATTTTAAATATTTATATATTTTTTTATTGACAGATTCTGTATAGACTGTATAATGAATTACCAGTCCAAAGGAGGCCCCTACGTCATACCTTTGGTACATACCCCTATACGTGGCCCAAGTAGTTTACACTTAGTTTTATATATTTTCACATAACGACGTGTATATATATAGGGGTACCCCCCATGCCCCCTGCATGGCTTCGCAAGCTCAGTCATATTCGCCTTGTGTATATCTACAAGGCTCTAATAGTCTCACTAAAGTGAGCCTTACTACGGTAATCAATAAATAAAAAAACAAATCAAAGTCTTTTCACGTGAAAACATTATAAATAAAAAAAGTAGTTTCCCAGATTATACAAAAAAGCACACATAAAATTTTGTAAGTATGTACGCCCTACACTTTAGAAAATCCCTAGGTTTAAATATATGTTAACTACATTTACAACCTTTACAAAATACCTAGATATAATAAGAGAACGAAACGAGAACGAATATAAAAGTGTGCCAAATAATCCCAGAAAACAGCCATTAATTTGGTACCCCTAAATAAACCCTTATAATTCAATTACTTAAGCCTATTTTAAGCGTTAATTTTTATATCAAAACACCCTCAAAAACACCCCAGAAAACAGCCAAATTTGACATAAGTTTTTAATAGTAGTAATCTTTTTATATGATTAATTCATATAACAATAT